CCTTTTCTTGGTTGTTAAAATCTTCCCGAAAATCCCCCCCCTCGGCTCCGGCCGGGCACCAAGCTCCAGCGCGCGTTCGAAGATGGTGGCGTTGGGTGGGAGAAGGCTATTCGGCATAGCCGCCGTGCGCCATGTCGATTGCCTCGCACAGCGCCGCCTGTGTCAGGTCGCAGACGACATCGGCGAGCGGCGACATCAAGGCGACCCGCTGCACGCCTTCCACCGTCATCGCAGCATAGAGGCCGGACATGGTAATATCCCGCCCGAGGCGGCGGGCATCGGCAAGGTAGCGGCCAAGCTGCGCGCGCGCGCTATCGACCACCAACGACGCGTCCGGGCCGGCGAAGGTGAAGATCCGTGCCGATATAGCGAAGCGGACCTGTGCTGCGGCGGCAACCGTCACCAGATCACCGAGCGGCCTGACCGCGCTATCGGTGACGATGGCCCGGACCGCGGCAAGGAGTTCCGCGGAGGGGGTGCCATCGCCGTCGCGCGACAGGACGGTGACCAGAACTTCGCCCGGCGCCGGTGACGTGGCACTGGCATCGAGCACTCGACCACTCGCGTCCTTGGCATGCTTCACATAGGCGAGCTCGGGGCCGGCCGCGGCGAACCCCTCGGGGCCAAGGACGATGCGCTGCCGCAGGCTATCATCGTCCTCGTAGACCGCCAGCATGCCCGTGGTGACATCCGCAGGGGTGACGACGAGTCGAGCGACGCCGATCGCCGCGCCGATATGATCAAGCGTTGCGCCGGTCGCATAGGCCACCAGACGACCGACTAGCCGTTCGTTGAAATCCTGCCGCTGGAGCATCTGCTCATATGCGGCGATCTGCAGGATCTTGACCGCCGGATCGCTGTCGATGGTGGCATCGAACGATGGCAATGCCGCACGGACCTTGCCGACCAATCGCGCAAGGATCGTCTCGAATTCGATCTGTTCGACGATCGTGGGCGGAGCCAGTCGTGACAGATCGACCGAAGTGGATGCAGATAGGGCGGCCATGCTCCGGGCATGTCGTCGCGCATGCGGCGCGATGGCTAGGCACTGCTCGTGTAGAAAGGCTTTCTACACGATCAGGCCGACAGTTCGGCGAGGATGGTGTCGAGCGCCTGTTGCTCCTGCCGGTCGCTCAGGCCCAGCAATACGCGGCGAACATAGCGCACCTTGCGGGCGCCCCGCGTCGGGCTGTCTTCCAGTCCTTCCTGATGCACGCGCGCGATGGCGGCAGCACGACCGGCATAGCCGATCCATGCTTCGGTGTCGGTCGAGCCGGCCTTGAGGAAGCGGGCCATGCGGAGCTTGCGAAACATCATTCTGGAACGAAGCTGGCCTTTGCGCGCGCTGGCGCTGGATGCCTTGCGCGGCGCGAAGCCCTGTCCGTCCGGCTGGATTTGCCGGGCAATGCGGTCGGACTGCTCCTTCCGGCCGTCGCGTGCGATCTTCCGCAGGATCTTGCGGCGACCAGCCGGCGCAATGCGCTGGAGCAGCGCCGCGGCCAGATCGTCCACGCGGGTGAGATCGTCGCTCATGGTGCAGACGGTGCCCCGGCGAGCAGATCGTCATCGAGCAGGCCGCGCCAAGGGCTGGTGCCGCCGAAGTCCTCGGAGAGGCGCAGCGGACGCGGGTCGTCGAGGTAGGTGGTCGCAATCGATCCGTCCGCCTTCCGGGAAGCGATGACGCGTTCCGTCAATTCCAGCTCGATAGCGAGGTCGCAGGTGTCGGCGTCGAGGATTTCGGACTCGAAGGTGAAAGGCTTGTGCTCGGTTCGATCGAGCAGATCCGGCTGGTTGGCGTCGATCCATGCCAGGAGCGGCACGAACAGGGCATCGGTGTCGCCGGCATAGGACTGGATCCATATCGTCGCGGTGTAGGCCACTTCATAGGACAGCGAGCGCGTCCCGTTCGCATTGACCGACCCCTTTTCGGTATAGATCTCCATCCTTGCCGGATCAGCAGCAAGCGCCGGGACGCACGCGACCAGAAGATTGCGAAGGGATGCCAGCTTTCTCACCGCGTTGTCTTTCCCGTGAATGGTTCGATCGGAAGTATGGGCGCGCTTGCCAAGCAACCACGAAAGGGAAGCGCGCCCAACATTTTAGCCGCGCGTCGGGCGGCCGGGTTTCCAATAACGCATGTAAAATCACCTCCTTTCGAAGTGGCTTGAGTTAGGAAGCGATGACCGCGGCGTTGCCGCAGATGGTGTTGCCGGCGGGACAACCGGGATTGCCGGCGAGAAAGTTGATGTGGTTCCAGCCGCCCATGTAGTCGGCCTTCACGCCGGACAAGCCGGTCGGGATCACAAGCTGGACCTTGGTCGCCGCGGTGATCCTCGCAGTGCTGATCGCCTGACGGGTGGCGAAGTCGTCGGTCGACACCCTGAACCCGACAATATTCTCTTGCGAGCCCTGCGCGCCGACGATCGCATCGCCCATGCCCCGCAGGTCGAACGTCACCTCAACGATGCCATTCGCAGGGTTGTAGACGTATCCGGCCACCTTCGGCCCGCGATAGGCTTTGGTGTCACCGAACAGCGTAGCCGCAATGAAGCGACCGATGCGGGCGCCGACGGACCGATAGGCTGCGTTAGTCGGGTGGATGTAGTCACCGGCGTCGATTGCCAGATCCTTCATCGTGGAGGCGTAATAGACGTTCGGATTATTCGTCGTGAACCTCTCCTCGGCTTGCGAAACCCCTGTCCACCCAGCGTCCTGTGTCGGTGCCGACGTTAGAGTGCTGCGCTGCGCCCCGAGCAGGAACGTCGGCAAATTGGGCTGGCCGAAAGCGGCGCGGCTTCGATCGGTCAGGGACTGCAATGCTGCGACGTGTGCGGTGACACCTTGGAAGCCAGCCGAGGTTTTAACGTCGTTGCTGCCGACACAGAACAACTGCGCTTCGACGTACCCTTCCAGCGACAATACTCGATCGCGGTACGCGTTGTAGTTGTTGCTTCCAGCCTCCCAATGGCTCTGATCGTTGGCAGCCGCAGTCAGGCAGGAGCCGCCGACGCCACCGCAAACGAAGCCGACCGGCACGCCAACGGGCAGGTTCGCCAGGATCGCATTGGCAATCTGGCGAATGCCCCCACCCACCGTGTTGCCAGTCCAGCGCGTGCCCTCGGAAACGTCGTTCTTGCGACACAGCGGCGACAGGGGAACCGTGCCGGGATCATTGGCGTCGATGTTGTCGGCGCTGGACGATCCGCCGATCCCAAACAGCACGCCCACGCCCCAAGTGTTCGCACCCATAGTGGTTGCCAGCACCGTTCCGCTGGCGTTCCGCGTGCGGAGGCCAAGGCTGTAGCCGTCACCCCATGCGATGCCGTCGAGGGAGCCGACGATGCCCCCGCCGCCATCAATGGTTGCCGCGCGAAGGGTCGTCCAATCCTTGATTACGGTGGAGCCCTTCATAACGATTGCCTGCGCATCGGCCGGGATTTGCCCCAAGGGTCCGGCGTAGCTCCCCGTCACCTTCAAGGTCGCTACCGTGGAGCCCGGCACGCGTTGCACAATGCGGCCCTGCACCATGTCATTCAGGGTGATAGTGACAGGCGTGTTGCTGCCGTCGTCAGCCGAGAAGGTGTAGAGGCCGACGACATGGTTGGCCGCCGCGCTCATCGTCGCCCCGATCGTGTGTGCGGCTTCGGCGGGGGTGTGTCCCGCATATACGTGGATTGAGCTGCGCTGGTTGTTGTTCGACGATGCGCTGTCCGCGAAGGGTGCCTCATCAGCGCCGCTCCAGGTGAACGTAGGAAGGCCGCTGGCCTGATTTATCGCGATCAGCAGCCCACCATCCGGATAGGCGATCTTGGAGGCATCAAGCGTGCCGTCATCGCTGCCGGCGAACGACGCTGACGTGATGATGCTGTTGCTGGTGACGCCCGTGGCAACGATCACGCCTTGGGATTGTCGATCCCACTTTCCATCGACGGTATGGGTGACCTCAACGCTGCTGCCAGTAGGCACATAGATCGGCTTGCCCAGCACAACCGCATGCCCGGCAGTCGTTACGTTCTGCTTTTGCGAGCCGGCAAAGCGCGCTTCTACGCCGTTGACGGTCAGGCTGGTGGTGTTGCGTCCGCCAGCCTTGGGGAACACCGCCCAGGGAATAACGAAGCGATCAAAGCTCTCGGGAACACCGCCCAGAGAAACAGTGGTCGTTTTGGTCGTCGCCTGATTGTTGAGGTACGAGATAGGCGAGATGTATTTGACAACTGCGGCCATGTCTTATGCTCCCATCGCGTAGGCTTGCGGCTCAGCAGGGAAGCCTGCGGTCGTTGTGGCGGGGGTGAATGTCGGCTGGGGTGTGGGCAGGCCCGCGGCTGCGATGACGACTGAAGTCGTGCTGACCGCTTGGATCGTCGAACCATTCGTGCCGGTCGCTGTGTTCCGGAAGGTGATCTCCTTGCCGGCATCTGCTGCCTTGGTGACGTAGTTCGACGCAACCGGCGCACCGGCAAGGAGGTAGGATCGCGCCGTCACTGCCCCGTGGGCGACCCCGCCATCGGTGAAGGTCAGCACGGCAATTGCCTGACCTGCCGTGATGCTCCCTTCTACGGCGGGCAGCGCCGTGAAGCTGGGCACTGGCGTCGGCGTGGCCTGCTGTCCCGTCAGAGTGATAGGGTATTCAATTGCGACCTCGCCCGAAACTTCGCGCACAAGCACCTTTTGAGTGCTGCCGGCAGCAACAGCCAAGGTCGCGCTAATCACGCCGGTCGCCGGTGCGAGCGATAGGTTGCTGCTGCCACTGATCAGGGACAGGATGCTCGACGATCCGAGCAGGCGCGCGACCTTGTACACCGGGCCGGCCGCGCCAGTGATCGTTTCAGCCTTCGGTGCCGGTGCCCCCCCGCCTTCCGCCGCCTGATCCAATAGTGATTGCGCGTAGATCGTGGCACGACGCGCGACGCTGGACAGGCTCACTTGGTCGCTCCCGTGCAGCCGGAGGTCGATGCCGCCAGCCGATCTTCATAGTTGAGGCGGATGCCGCCCTGACTGCGGACGCTCTGCGCCTTCGCGCCGGGCGCGCGTGCTGCCCAATCGGCGGGCGAGATCCGCACGTTGAGCGGCACCGGCTTCTCCGGACGGTCGACCACGCAGCCGATCGCCACGGCGATTGCCGCTTCGCGATATTCGACCGCCGGTTCCGGCGCCGGCCGCGTCGCGCAGCCGGCGAGCAGGACGAGGCTAGAAGCCGTCGCGATAGAGCGCATCGAGCACCGCATTGCATTCCTCCAGTTCGGCCTCCGCAGAGAGGCGCTCGGTTCGGGTTTCCGCGGCACGGGCGCGGCTGATCCATACGTCCCGCTCGCGGGAGGTCGCCTCGGCGAGCTGGCGGTTGCGTTCGGCGATCCCGGCGAGGCGCGCCGTCTCCGCGCCGGCCGCACGGATCGATGCCGACTGGCGCTCGACCAGGCCCCGCGCCGCGTTGCGCTCCTGCCGGTATCGATCGCGCAGCACGCCGAGCGCCTCGATCGTCACCGGCGCGACGTCGGCGGTGACCTTGCGGCCCGTGGTGACGTCGATCGAGACGAGGATGCGGCCGAGCGCGGCCTTGTAGCCGGCGCGCAGGTGGTCGACCCGCGCACCCCATGCCAGCACCAGCAGCAGGGCTGTGACCAAGCCGAACGTCAGTCCGCGACGAAGGGAGGAGAGCGGGCTCATGCGACCAGACCTGTGCGGCACATGGCCCGCTCGCGCGCCCGGCGGGCGACCAGCCCCGCCAACACGATCTTCCTGCGCTTGCGCGGATCCGTCGCCTTCACCCACATGGTGAAGGCGTCACAGGCCGCGAGCCATTGGCCAGCGTTGAACAGGCGGGCCGCGGTCGAGGCGCAGAAGCTGGGCCAGCCGATGTTATAGGCGAGGCTGGTCGCAGCCGCGCCCTGATACCCGTGACCGTAGAGGCCGGGCACGCACGCGATCACGCGCGAGCCATGCTCGACCAGCGCGCCCTGTAGCATCGTCGTGCATTGCGCCTCGGTATAGGTCTGGCCCATGCGAACGCCGCGCGTGATGCCATCGCAGGCGGTCGGCACATTCACGGCGTCGAGATAGGCGCGCAGATATTGCGGCCCCGAGACGTGGCGGATGGTGGCGTGCCCGCTCGGGGCGACGGTCACCGCGACCTTGCGCCCGCTCTCCTCGGCGGGGACCGACGTGAACAGCAGCACCGCGCCACCGATGCTGCCGAGGACGCTGGCGAGCGTCCCGACAATCAGCTTCCTGTCATCAGCCACGGTGTTCCTCCCCGCGATCGAGCCAGCGCTGGACGGTGTCGGTCTCCCAGATCCGGATCAGGGTCCAGATGATGGTCAGGATGGCAGCGACGTGAGGCAGCAACTGCGCGACCGTGCCGACCGCGATGCTCGCGGAGGCAATGTCGGCAGAGGTTTTCACGGCGTCTGGAACGTGTTCCAGCGGCATTGCGGATCTCCGGATAGCGTGAGCGGGCGGGTGGTTCGGCACAGGGTCAGTCCCAGAGCTGCACGAGCGAGCGCAGCGGCAGGGCGGGCGATACGATGGAGGGGATGGTCACGGGCGTGCCGGGCGGCAGGGTCGCGCCCGCCCCCGCAAGGCCCAAATTGACGGTCAGCACTGCCCCGATGTCGGCAATGCCGAGGCCGCGCTCGCGCCAGATCAGGCCGTCGAGCGTGTCACCCGCACGGGAGTGCACCACGTCGGCCATCAGATCAGCTCGATCGTAGCGCGCGTCGTGCCGAGGATATCGCGGATCGCATGCACCGAATCGCGGCGCAGTTCGCCGATCGACGGATCCAGATCCTCGACCTCCGTCTTCCCGGCCTTCGTCATGTCGGTGTCGCGGTACTGCTCGACCAGCTTCGCCTTGGCCTCGCTGAACACGGCGCTGCGGTAGAGCTGGACGAGGCGGCTCTCGCCGTCGACCTTCGGCGAGGCGACGGCGTCGAGGGTCGGGATCCCGCCGAGCACGCGCGTCTCGCGCCAGCCGGTCAGCTGGTTGCCGACGGTGATGATCGCGTCGATCAGCGCTCGCCGGCGCCGCCCGGGCGTAACGCCGTCGCGCACGCGCATCTCGGCCGCGAACCGGGCCGGATCGATGTCGGGGAAGAAGCCGTCGTTGGTGATCACCGGGTCGCCGGCAGGCGCGGCGCCGTTGTTCACGATCGGCAGGGGGAACGCCGTCATGCGAGCATTGCCACCGACGCGAGGAAATGGGCTGCGGCGATGAAGATGAGCAGGCCGAGGATCGCTGCGCCGATGGCGGTGGGACGTACGGGCAATTCGATGGGCGTGCTGTCCGGGCCGGCGAGAACCAGCGCGACGCCGCCAAGCAGCACGGCGACGATTCCGATCGCAAGGGCGGCAAGGCCGGCGAGCGTCGAGGCGATGTAGAGGATCGTGGCGAGCAAGGTCGTTGTCCTGGTATCCGCCCGCCCGATTTTCGGGGGTGGGGATCGGGGCGATCGACGGCCCTCAGCCCGAAGGCCCTCCCGTCTCGCGCGATCCGCCCCCGAGCGCCGGGGGGCGAGTTATGCGGCCGGCGGGGTGCCGGCCTGTTCGGTTGCGCTGGCAGCGGCGCCGAGCGCCTTCTCCAGCCGCTTGATCTGTCCCGTCACGCCTGCGCGCGGGTTGAGGTGCTGGGCCTCGCGGAGCTTCTCCAGTGCCTTCATCGACAGGAAGGTCGCGCCGAGGGGACCGGACTCGGTCGCGTCCGACGCGGCGACCAGCTCGGCGCCGATCGCCTTCGCCAGCTTGGCGCGGGGCTGATCGTGCATGTCGATGTCCGCGGTCAATTCCTGAACGTATTCCAGCACGTCGAGCGGGAAAGGCTGGCCCCTGTTCTGGATCTTGATCGCGGCATCGGCGATCTCCTCGACGATCAGCGTCGCTGCGTCGCGCTCGTAACGCGAGGGCAGCGCGACGTCGAAGCGGAGCACATGCTCGGCGAGTTCCAGCGCGCGGGGCCAGTTGCCGGTGTCGATCGCCCAGACCATCATGGTCGGCAGCACGTCATTAGCGCCGGTGACCGGCAGCTCGCGCGCTTCCGTCGCGCGACCGGCGGCAAGCTGGCCTTCGACCCACGGATCGTACTCCGGCAGCATCAGGCGCTTGGCGGCGATCTTTCGATCGATTGCCTTCGTGTCCTTCAGCTGGCGCAGATCATGGGCGAGGCGCATCATGATCTGCTGCGCGGCAATCGTCGCCGCGGGCGTGTAGGGACCTTCGTCCTCATGGGACCGGTCGGGAGTGAACCCGCCCCCCTCGGCGGGAGCGGACGCACTGATGATGGACAACACATGGTCCCGGGTTTGACGAGCAAGGCTCATGGCGTTTCCTGTGGGGGGCGGGCTACGGGGGCGGGGCGGAAGCGGCCGATCAGGCCGGCTTCTTGCCCTGGACGATATTCTCGACGAGCGCGGCGCAGCCGTAGTCCTCGACCACGTAGCTCTCGTTCACCGACTGGTAGTCGGCGACCTGATCGTATTCCGGCTCTTCCTTGATCGTCCGACGCCGCGTGCCTTCCTGAACATAGATCGACAGGTTATCGAGCTTGGTGATCAGGATGGCGTTGGCCGGGAAGAAGGGCACCATGATCGCCGTCTTGCCGCCGATCTGCTTCGGCAGCGTCAGGATGCGGTTGCGCGCCTCGATCTCGGTCGCCTTGTCGCCGGCCGCGTTGATGACGTTGAGGAAGCGATCCTGCACGAGGTCGCGACCGACGATCACCACGATGTCGGTGTCGTCGCGATGCCATTCGTCCATCAGCTCGATCGCGTCGTACACGACGGCGTCGATGTTGACGTAATCGACGTCGGCGCCGGGCGTGCCCTGCGCGACGTAGATCTTGCCGGCGACGGTGACGCGGCCGGTCTGGGCGTCGCGGGTGGCCGGTGCGAGGGCACCGCCCGCCATGTGGCGTGCCGGGGCATAATAGCGGACCTTGTAGAGCCAGCCGAAATTGACGTCCTGCAGCAGCGGATAGGCGACGATATCGGTCGTGTCGGCGCGGGCGACGCCGTTCCAACCGATCATGATCCGGTCGCGGCCCTGCTGCTTGGCGATGGTGTCGCGGTACAGCGTCTGGAATTCGGGCTTGTGCGCCCACATGTCGAGCTTGCCGTACTTGATCGCGGTGTCGCTGTTCGTCTGCGCGCAGAAGTAGCGGCCACGATCGGAGGTGTCGGTCGGATCGATCGGCTTGCGCTTCACGCCGGTGCCGCTGTTGGTCAGGGTGCGGCTGGCGATCGGGCGGGTGACGCCCATACCGACCTTCGCGCCTTCCTGCTGCGATACCGGCACGATGTTGATTTTGCCGAGGAACTCGGACGAGGACTGGATCACCTCTTCGAGCTTCTGCTCGACGACGGGTGCGACCGAGAATTGCTTGGCGCCACCGACGACGTCGGCGCCGACGCCGTTGATCGCGGCGACCTGGGTGAGCATGGAGGCGAAGACGACGCGGGTGTTGTTCTGCATGGTGAGCGGATCCTGTTGGGACGGGGCAGGCGGAAGGCGGTGGGGCGGACGATCAGCAGTCGGTCAGGACCGCGGTGCCGCCGCCCGTCGCCGGCTTGCGGGAGAAGCCGCCGGGGACCTCTTCCTTCGTCAGCCGGGTTTCGAGGGCGGTGAACCGCTTGTCGGCAGCGACCTGCGCATCGGCGATGGGCTTGATGGCGGCAGCGAAGGTCGAGCCGAGCGCCTCGATCGCGGTCGCGAACCGGTCGTTGTCGTTCGCCGGCTCCTTCGGCTCTTCCTTCTTCGGTTCGGGCGCCTGCGGCTTGAACAGCGCGGCGACGCGCGAGAAGCCTGCCGCGATGGCGTCGGCGATGCCGGTCGGATCGGTGCCCGCGCCGTCGAATTCGATGTCGACCGCTTCGGCGCCGAAGGCGAACACGGTACCCGGCGCGCGGCTGGAGAACTTGAGGCGTTCGGTGCCGATCGAGGCGGGCGTGTCGGTGAATGCGAGACCGACGAGGCCGATCTTGCCGGTGCCGGCATAGCTGGGGGTCAGTTCGACCGAGGGGAACGGCTTCTGGTCGGCCTTGCCGAGCTTGACCAGCTGGTCGTTGGCGTCGACCTGGGCATAGAGCGCGCGGCGCTTCTCGGCCTTGCCGGCGATCGTGAATTCGTCGTCACGCGCCTCGACGGCGATCACGTCACCATAGCCGTTGAACGGCGGTTCGGGGCTGTAGCCCGCGATATGTTCGATGTTGATGCGCGGCGTGTAGGTCTTGAGGTCGAACGTCGCGACGCATTCGTCGATCATCTCGGCGGAGATCTTGCGACCATCGCTGATCGTCTCGCCCTCGACGAAAACACGGAAAAGCTGGCTCTTGGTTCCCATGGCGTTGCGGTCCTCGGTTCACATTCTGGCACACGGCGCAGGGCCGCATTGAAGGCCAGAACAGGGACCTAAGCCGCGCCTCTTCTCAAGGCGGCGCTCGTGTAGAAAGGCTTTCTACACGATCAGCAGGGCGCGGCGGGGGCAGCGGCGTGGCTAGGTCTGCGCCCCATGAGCAAGCTCGCCCCCGATACCGGCATGCCGCTGCCCGCTGTGACTTTCCCGATTCCGGTGACGGCGCAGCGGATGGCGCGCAGCCTGTATTGGCGCGGCTGGGGCGTCACCCAGATCACCGACGAACTGGCGCAGCTCGGCTATGCCAACGACGAGAACGGCAAGGCCTATGCCCGCGCGACGGTCGAGAGCTGGAAACAGCGCGGCGGCTGGGACGATGCCTCGTGCGTCGACAAGATACAGGACAGCCTTGAGGGCCGGCTCAACACGCTGATCTGGAAAGAGGCCAAGACGGGCGCCGACTTCAAGGAGATCGATCTCCTGATGCGGCAGGTCGTCACGACCGCGAAGATCGAGCGCTACAAGGCGCCCGGCGGTCACGAGGGCCACCTCAACGACAAGGTCGCCAATCGCAACGCCGGCGAGAAGAAACAGGCGGCGAAGAACCACTTCACCGCCGATCAGGTCGAGCGGCTCGAAGCGATCTTCGAAGACGAGCTGTTCGGCTATCAGCATGATTGGTGGGCCGCGAAGGATCAGCGCACCCGCATGATCCTGAAATCGCGCCAGATCGGCGCGACGTGGTATTTCGCGCGCGAGGCGCTGCTCGACGCCCTGCGCGGGGGCGGAAACCAGATCTTCCTGTCGGCGTCCAAAAATCAGGCGCACATCTTCCGCGGCTACATCATCCAGTTCGCCGCCAAGGTCGGGGTGAAGCTGCAGGGCGACCCGATAGTCATCACCGCCGACACGATGCCGGAGAGCGAGCCCGCGGCCGAGCTGATCTTCCTCGGCACCAATGCCCGCACGGCGCAGGGCTATCACGGCAATTTCTATTTCGACGAGTTCTTCTGGACCTACGGCTTCGAGGAGCTGAACAAGGTCGCCAGCGGCATGGCGATGCACAAGCGCTGGCGCCGGACCTATTTCTCGACGCCGTCGTCGATCGCGCATCAAGCGCACCCCTACTGGACCGGCGAGCGCCGCAACCGCCGGGTCAAGAAGGCCGATCGCATCTCGATCGACGTGTCGCATCAGCGGCTCAAGGCGGGTGTGTTGTGCGAGGACAACGTCTGGCGCCAGATCGTCACGATCGAGGATGCCGAGGCGCGCGGCTGCAGCCTGTTCAACCTCGACGAGCTGCGCGTCGAATATGCGCCCGACGAATTCGCCAACCTGCTGATGTGCCAGTTCGTCGACGACAGCCTGTCGGCCTTCAAGTTCAACGAGATCCAGCGCTGCACCGTCGACAGCATCGTCGACTGGCCATGGTTCAACGTGCTGGCGGCGCGGCCGATCGGCGATCAGGCGGTGTGGGCGGGCTACGACCCGCAGGAGAGCGAAGATGGCGACAATGCCGCGCTCGTGATTGCGCTGCCGCCGAAGGGGCCGAACGGCAAGTTCCGGCTGCTGGAGCGTCACCAGATCAAGGGCGACTTTCAGGCGCAGGCGGAATTCGTCACCGCTCGGCTGGCCCGCTACAACTGCACGTATCTCGGCATCGACAAGAAGGGCGTCGGCGCCGCGGTGTACCAGCTGCTGCGCGACAAGATCCGTGGCGTCGTCGCCATCGAATATTCGCTCGAAACGAAAACCGCGATGGTGATGAAGGCGCAGCACAGCTTCTCCCGCCAGCGGATCGAATTTGACGGCAGCTGGATCGACCTCCAGTCGGCATTTCTGTCGATCAAGAAGGCGCTGACCGGGTCGGGCCGGGCCGTCACCTTCAAGGCCAGCCGGACCGAAGAGGTGGGCCACGCCGACCTCGCCTGGGCGGCGATGCACATCATGATCAACGAGCCGCTCGACGGCCAGGAAAAGCCCAAGGGCTCGATGGAGATCTTCTGACATGAGCAAGTCCAGCCAGCGCAGGGCGCGCCGGATGTCGAACCGGGAAGCGGCGGACGCGTCGGCCGGCGCGATCGTCGTCGCCAACGACAACCGCGGCACCGTAGAGAGCTATTCGTTCGGCGATCCCGAGCCGGTGCTCGGCGGGCGTCAGATCATCGATATGCTGGAATGCTGGCACAACGGGCGCTGGTACGAACCGCCGCTGCCGCTCGACGGGCTGGCGCGGGCGTTCCGGGTGTCGCCGCACCACAGCTCGGCGATCCTGCTCAAGCGGAACCTGCTGGTAGCATCGCTCGACCCGACGTCGCTGCTCACCCGCGCCGAGTTCGGGAAGATGGCGCAGGATTACCTCGTGTTCGGCAATTGCTACGCCGAGGTGCATCGCAATCGCTTCGCCGATCCGCTGCGGCTTGTGCATTCCATGGCGCGCTACACCCGCCGCGGCCTCGTGCCCGGCCAGTTCTGGTGGGTGCCGGGCGTGAAGGATGCCGTCGAGTTCCCGGCCGGCGCGGCGATCCACATCATGCAGCCGGACGTCAATCAGGAGATCTATGGCGTACCGGAATATCTCAGCGCCCTTCAGGCGGCGTTGCTGAACGAAGCCGCGACGCTGTTCCGGCGCCGCTACTACCTTAACGGCAGCCACGCCGGGTACATCCTCTATGCGACCGGTGAGATCGACAACAACGATGTCGACAAGCTGAAGGAGGCCCTCCGCCAGTCCAAGGGGCCGGGGAACTTCCGGAACCTCATGGTGCATGCTCCGAACGGCAAGGAGGGGAGCATCAAGATCCTCCCGATCGCCGAGGCGGGCGCAAAGGACGAATTCCTCGGGATCAAGAACGCGACGCAGGCCGACGTCATGGCCGCGCATCGCGTGCCGCCCCAGCTGCTCGGCATCGTGCCGGCGCAGGGGTCGGCCTTCGGCAATCCGAAGGACGCAACCGCGATGTTCTTCGAGCTGGAGATCCAGCCGCTGCAGGCCGCGTTCCTCGAGATCAACGATCAACTCGGCGTCGAAGCCGTCAAGTTCACGCCGCGGGCCACCGCGGCATCAGGATCCAGTCCGGCATAAGCCGGGCGGGGGAGCCGGGTTGCAGCCCGGCAAACCGACGAGGGGAAGCTCGCCACGACCAACGGCCATCGGCCGTCCCGCACCCGGTGATTCGCCGGGCGGGATCTCTACAAGGCGAGATTATCCAACATGAACACCCATAATCTTATTCGGCCCGTCGCACCCGCAGCGGGCTATATCGGCGGCAAGCGCAACCTTGCCGGGCGGCTGGTCGGCCTGATCGAGCGCATCGAGCACGACGGCTATGCCGAGCCGTTCGTCGGCATGGGTGGGGTCTTTCTGCGCCGTCGATCGCAGACAAAGGTCGAGGTGATCAACGACGCCTCGGGCGACGTGGCAACCTTCTTCCGCGTCCTCCAGCGTCACTATGCCTACATGATCGACATGCTGCGCTTTCGGGTGGCCAGCCGGGTCGAATTCGAGCGGCTGAAGGCGCAGCGACCCGACACACTGACCGATTTGGAGAGGGCGGTGAGGTTCCTCTACCTCCAGCGTCTGGCGTTCGGCGGCCGGGTGGACGGTCGCACGTTCGGCGTCGACAAGACACAAGGCGCCCGCTTCAATGTCTCGAAGCTGGAGCCGATGCTCGCGGATATTCACGAGCGCCTTGCCGGCGTCGTGATCGAAAACCTCGACTTCGGCGCATTCATCCAGCGCTACGATCGCGCCGGCATGCTGTTCTACCTCGATCCGCCTTATTGGGGGTGCGAGACTGATTACGGCCAGGACGTATTTGGCCGCGCCGACTTCACGCGCCTCGCGACGCAGCTCGCCAACATCAAAGGGAGTTTCCTGCTGTCGATTAACGACACGCCGGGGGTGCGCGAGGTGTTCGCCGGCTTCCATTTCGTGGAGGCGGAGACGACCTACACGATCGGCGCCGGGGCAGCGATCCGTGCGGCCGAACTGATCATCTCCAATGACAGGCTTGCATAACTAGGGAGGGCCAGCTTCATGCTGGCTCTTCAATGTCCGGATTTGGTGGGCGGCGGCTAGGCAGCTTCGGCATGGAAGAACCAGTAAGCGACCGTTGTCTGACCTCTGCCTAGGCGGCTCATGCCCGATCAATCGGCTCAGTGGGGAAGATCACTAGCGCGCCGGAGATCGCTCAGACTAGGTATCGTCAGCATAGTGCCGTTGTTTCCAATAAGCCCGGCTTCCCTGAGCTTTTTCAATGTTCTATTTACATGCACGGATGTTAGGCCGGTAAGATCGCCAATTGTTTCCTGATTTAACGGGCAATCAAACTCGAAAGTATCTTTCGAGGAATTCGCCCCAAGGCGACCCGCCATATCCAGGAACATGGCCGCCACACGTGCTGATGCTCGTGTTCGGCCGACAGATGCCAGCTGACTCTTCAGACTGCCAATCGTGGTTGCGGTGGCTTGCACTAGGGCCAGCATCAACTCTGGGTTTCGAGGAAGCGCCGCACGTACCGAAGCAGCTTCGAGTCTCGTTGCCGTCACGTGGGTT